TTATTTCAAGCACAACTGGTGTTTATAATAGGATTTATGGAAAGATGACTTGGGAATTGCTTAACAATGAAGCAAAAACATTTAGTGCATTACCTAAGAAACCACTTAATAATACTGGCTTTAGAGTAATTACTGTAAGGTCAACAACTTTAGGAAGTGGTGGAGTAGCTGAAAACGCTGTATTACCTGATACAACAAAACCAACATGGGCTCTTGCTTCAATCTCTGTTAAAGAAGTTGTTAATACATTTGATATGTCAAATAGACAACAATTAATTAACGAAGGTGGAGACGACACAATTGGATTTGATGAATTAAGAGAATATATGGCAAGAGAACACGTTGCTCACTTGAATAAAATGCTTCATGGAGATGCAAACACTCTTGCTGGTGATAACATAGAATCAATCGACAGAATCTGTTCTAACCAATCAGAAGAGTCTGCTTTATTAACTGCAGGAGATGCTGACATTTACGGATTTGATAGGAGTGCATCAACAGTTTATGATGCTTATGTTTCACACAATTCTGGGACTGATAGAGCAATCACAGAAACCTTAATGAGAACTGTTATTGATACTATTGAAGAAAATTCAGGAGAGAGAATTAATGTAATCATTACAGGTTATGATACTGCAAGAGATTTAGACGCTATTGTTAACACACAAACAAGATATGAAAATATGAGAGTTAGTTTAGGAGTTAACGGTGTTGAAACTTCATCTGGAAACGATGTTGGATTAAGAGTTGCTGCTTTTGATGGAATACCAGTTATTAGAGATAAAGATGTAACTAAAGATACAAAATCAAGAATATACTTCTTAAATACTAATTATTTATATTTTGGTACTAAACTACCTACTCAATACTTTGAATCTCAAAGTTTCTTCGAGACAGGTAAGTTAGGAAAAAAAGGTATGTTTTACACTGCTGGAGAATTAATCTGTAATAGATTTAACGCACAAGGAAAGATTAGAGATTTATTATAAATCTCTTTTTTGGTGATAAAAAATGAGTAGATTATTAATAAACAAAAATCAAACTGCTGATGAACAAATTTACTTTAACCAAGATAGTCATGCTGTAACAGTTCCTAAAACTGGTTATCATTTTAGTGATGATAAATCAATGGACGCTACAGTTGATTATTTTATTAAAAAATTAGGGTTCACATTAGTAAAACAAGGAAAAGGGGTGAAAAAATAAATGGCTTTTTCATATTCAATTACTGATACAACAGTATTTGGTAACAAAAAAATAGTGTATGGCACTTTTACAAATGCTGCATCAAGCACTGGTGGAGATATTGTCACAGGTTTAACTAACTGTGATGCGTTATTTCTACAATCAAAAGGAACAGCAGTTATAGCTAACGCACCTGTTGTTAATGAAACATTTCCTGTTGCAGGAGGTAGTATAACAATAGTGACTACTGCTAACGAATCAGGGACTTTTATGGCCTATGGTTACTAAACCATATGCTTTTAATTTTTTTAAATATATTTATAAATCTAAAAAATAATTTTATATTATAATGGCTACAACATATACAACTGTAGATAAGGTCGGAAATATATTAGGATTTCCTAATGGTTATTTTGATGCTACTTCTACTCCTACTTCAACAGTAATAGAAAATTTTATTAACAGAGCAGAGGATAGAATAGACAGTAGAGTAACACACGCTTGGAGAGCAAAAACAATAACAAAAGAATATATAGAGCCTTCATCCGTTTATAGATGGGGAACAGGTATTAGATTTGATTTAATTCATAGAAGTATTAGAACATTCGTGTCTGGGACTGATAAAGTAGAAATATGGGACGGCTCAAATTGGGTGGACTGGGTAGCAACAAAAACAGAAGGAAGAAATAATGATTATTGGGTTGACTACACAACAGGTTCAATATATATCTCAAATCAAATTAATATGTACCCACATGGAGTAAGAGTTACATATAGGTATGGTGAAACTACAGTTCCTGGAAGTATTGAAGAAGCTACAACAATGATGGCAGCTTCATTATTATTAGTAAGTCCTGAAATGTCTGCGGTTTTATTCACTGACGATGGTGGCTCTGCAAGACAAAACGATTCTGATAGAATCAGATTTTGGAAAGAAGAGATTGACAGAATTTTAAACAATAATCAAGAGATACAAGTATTTTAAATATATTTATAAATCTAAAAAATAATTCTTATTTATGGAAGTTCCACTTCCTGTATGTTAGTTCGGACAATTAGTCCTTTGTGGAAAATGATAGAAGAATATAAGAGTTTAAAATTTGTTAATGAAATATATAAAAATTTCCTTTGTTTGAAACATAATAATTTTTATATTAATAAAAAAAACAAATTAATTAAATTATCACAATTCATTAATCAAGAAGGATATCCTACTGTTCGAATACAAAAAAATAAACATAGAAAATATTTCACAATTCATAGATTAATTGGTAGAGTTTTTATTATTAATAAAGAAAACAAATCACAGATTAATCATAAAGATGGTAATAAAAAAAACAATATATTATCTAATTTAGAATGGGTAACACAATCTGAAAATCAAAAACACGCTTTTAAAATAGGATTAAATAAAAGTAATATGAAAAATAAAACAGGTAAATTACACCCAAACAGTAAATCCGTATTACAATTAAAAGATAATAAAATAATTAAAGTTTGGGAAAGTGTTAATTTAGCGATTGAAAAATTAAATTTACATAGAACCAATGTATATACGGCAATTAAGAATAATTGGAAATGTTATGGTTATTATTGGAGGTATGAATAATGGTTGTTGTGATGAATCCTTTGGATGATATAGTAACAATTTTAGGAAATTATGATATAACCAATGCTGATAGTATAACACCTACTATAGCAAAGATATATACAAAACCTAAAAATAAAGAACCAAGACCAAATGAGGATTTCATATATGTTTATTCTGAATTAACAACAAAAAATGCTGTAGGTATTGGCATGACAACACAATCAGAAGTTATTGAATCAATAAAGATTGATATACGTTCAAGACCTGCGCAAACAAATCAATCAACTTTAGTATCAGATACACACGCAAGAAAAGTATTAACTGAAGTTGAGAGAATATTGCATTTAAATATAAACAACCCAAGCACAAACTATCATTATTTAAACCCATTCGTTGATATAACTGATTTAAGTGACGGTATGAGGGGTATATTTAGATACGTATTAAAAATTAATCTTACTAATTTTAGTAAGACAGTAGCTTAAAAATGGTTAAAGAAAAAAAAGTAAAAGTAAAAGCTTCAAGACCTTGTAAAATTTCAACTAAAACTTTTAGTTACGAATTTAAAGGAGTTCCAATTGAAGTAAACAAATCAGAACTAAATGTTTTATTAGACACTGGTTTGATAGAGGAGGTTAAATAAAGATGGTTAATTATAATGGAGGTCAATCATTTTTATTAGCTGGAGTAGAATTTACTTACAATACACCTGTAAGTCCTACAAAGGATTTAGGTATTGTATCAAGTATAGATGTGTCTGCAAGTAATAATATAATAGATGTAAGGGGCATTGGTAACAGACAATCACAAGATTTGATTGCTGGAAATTTTGATGCAAGTCTTAGTCTTAGTGGAACACTTAATAGTGGAGCAATATTTGAGTTATTTTTCGGACAAGCAACAGATACATTAACAAGTTCAGATTACAAACACGTGTTTATTGCTGACGGAACAACTGATGTATTAAATACAATATCATCGTTCACATTACAAGAGAATTATGATTCAACTTCTGATGTAACAAATAAATGGGCTGGTTGTGTTGTTAACACAATAGATGTTTCAGTAGTTTTGAATGAAGTAGTAACTATTGATGTTGAAATATTAGCAGCTGATGAAGATGTAGCAACAACTGCTGGCACTAAGGTAGTTACAACAACATCTCCTTTAAGTTTCTCACAATGCACTTTAAGTACAGGGAATGAAGGCAGTGAATCAACAGTAACTCAAGTGCAAGATTTTAATATTAGTTTTAATAACAATTACGATTTAAGAGATATTAGAGGCATAGGGAGCAGGTTATCTCAAGGTGCATTACCTAAAAATTTAGAAGTAACAGGTGAATTTACAATGAAATTCCAAAATACTACTGAAGAGCAAAGATTTTTAGGAGGGACTGCTGCAACAAGTAGCACTCCAACAGATACAGGACTAATATTCCAAGCTACAAACGGAGTAACTTTAGGAAGTGGAAGAATAGAATTTTACGTCAGATTATATGGCGTTCAATACGAAGAATTGGGAAGGACTGTTAGTAATGACGGAATAGTTGAAACTAATTTTAGTTTTAGAGCAACAACTATTAAAGACGTATACACTGTAGATGCAGTTTCAACATATTTCTAAAATGATAAAAAAAGAAATATATAAAGATAGAGAAGGAAATGAGACTGAGCTAACTATAAGAACTTTATCATTCAGAAACAGGAATAAACTATTTAACGATTATTTAAAGCTTAACGAGTTTATGAAAGATAAAACAACTAATAAAGAATTAAATATGTTAAATTATATTAAAGATGATAAATGTATTTTAGACTTTATGTTAGAAATTTTATCTCTTGGTATTTCTGGATTAGACATAGACAAATTAGAAGGAGATGAAGGTGACGAATTATTTGAGAAATATTCAAAGTTTATTCTTACTGGAGGTGGTGTGTCAGAAAAAAAATAATTAATGACTTCAAACTTGCTTTAAATTCTAAATTTTTACATATAGGATTTGAAGCGTCTGAAGTCATTAATAATTACAAATTACTCCAAATGGGATTAACTTGGAATGATATTGAAACAATACCAGCTATAGAAGCTGATAAATTATTATTGTTACATTCAGAAATAGAAAAAAAAGAAAAAAAAGATTTAAAAAAAAGGAGATAAATAAAAATGTCAGAGTTAAAATTAAATATAGTATTAGACGGATTGAATAAAATAAAAAAATCATTTGAAAATATAAAGATAGGTTCAAAAGAAAAAGCAAAAACAAAACAACCAGCAGGAGCATTAGCTATAGGTGGTGCTGTTAGTTTACTTAGTGAATTGGTTAAAAAAACAACAGCTATACAAACTATATTAGACGCTGTTGCTGCTATGTTGAATAGTTTAATAGCACCTTTAGTGCCATTATTATTAGGTTTATTTAAACCAGTGTTTGTTTTATTACGTAAATTTTTAGATAAAGCATTAAGCACTTTTTTTAAAGATGATTCAACTTTCTTTGATGTTACTTCTACTATTAATAGTATAATTGGAGCTATTGTTGCAGGTATTGCTGTATTATTTGCAGGAGGAGGAATTATTACAGCAGTAATGGCTGCTATTGCTGCAGCAATAGCACTATCCTCTGCATTTGATTTAGGAGCTTGGATAAGCGACAATATTGTAGACCCATTAGCTGAAACACTTGTTAATTGGATAGATGATTTAAGTTCTTGGTTAGCAACTAATATTGATTCTTTAAGTAATACACTTGCAGGTTGGATAAATGATTTAAGTTCCTGGTTAGCAACTAATATTAATTCTATAAGTGACACGCTTTCAGGTTGGATTGATGACATTTCAACTACATTAGCAGATTTAATTACTAATTTAGCAAACACGTTTTCTAATTGGATTGATAGTCTTGCTACTAAACTTTCTAATATTATTACTGATTTAATAAACACAATTAAAGAAAAATTAGGATTCGGAAGAAAAGAACGTTATGATAGAGCCTCAGGATTTATTGGTCCTATAACGAAATTCATACATCTCGGGAAATTTATAGGCAGTATCCACATGCAACAGTGGAAATGGCAGCGGTGCGGGATAAAAAGCCTTGCGCGCCAGATGCAACATCACACTGGAATCCTTACCAATAGAGTAAAGCATGACCGGATTGCGAAACTCGGCCACCACTTCCCGCATGATGTGAATGGACTCCGCTTCCAGCGTTTTGAGTTGAGTGAGTCTGTGTTTGCTCATTTATTTCTCCTGACCCGCATGGTCAAATCCCCTCACCCGACTCTCCTTCACCCGCATTCAGTGAACTGACATGCAGCCCGCACTCTGCCAGCGTATCCTCATTCTCCCACCACCAGCGCCCGGCGCGCGGGTCTTCTCCTGCGGCAATGGCACGGGTACAACATTCGCACCCGATCGAAACATAATGTTCATCGTTTAAGCGGTTAGAAGGCACATCAT